CTTCACCTACACTCACTGTTGCACTGTACACTAACACCGTATATATTTTCCTTCTTTGTATTTTACTAATGTTTCAAAAATTCATAAAAACCACAAAAATAAAATTATAAAAATTTCAAAATTCAAAATTCATAAAAATCACAAAAATAAAATTATAAAAATTTCAAAATTTAAAAACCAATTCTCTTTTTCCATTTAAATTCTTTTTATCCATTTATTCTCCCTACCTGACAAAAGTCAGATTAAAACCCCTAATTTTATTAGGCAAAAAATATGCACCACTGATGACCACCTTCACCATTTTTATTTGTATAGTATTAAGACACATTACGTTACCGAAATTCTTTTCCTAACCCTGTATTACGCCTTACCAACGCTCATCGTACCTTACCTCACCCTTTAGAGTGAGATCGGCAGTTCACCTGTTTCAGAGTGATATTAGCTCAAAAGGCTAGTGTCATGCTGTCGGCATTTCTTCTTTAAGCCATGACCGGCGAGAACGCTGACGGGAACGGCGCTGGAAGTTATACAGGATCAAGTTAGCTAAAGAAGCTGCTGGTTCCCTATAACTGTCCCAAGTATACATTTAAATTTGATGGAGACCGAATCTCCGTCCCCCCCCCCCTCGCACACTCATCCGCGTATGTGACTCACATACGCAATGGTTACTTGGATATTTGGCCTCAGAAACCAAATTCGTGTATCGGATTTACGAACCTTTACATCATGTCCACGTCAGCGTACCACGTTCAACCCCAAGGCCTGACTTACCACCGCGTAGGCACACTCCACGCACCGGTACAATCGAACAACAGCCCCCGAAGAGAGTCCTTCACCTCTTCACAAGGGCGTTCCACCTTCTGATCCCTGATGTAAGTGATACATCCCGCAGGATACGGTTATATTCACTCCCATGTTTTCTTCTCATTAATACCGCCATGACAGACAACTATAACCATACTCACTCATCCCGCTGCTCTTCTCTTCCCGTTGATGAATGCCACCTCGGTGTTCCTTCGGGCTGGATCGACGATCCAGATGACGCGCCTATTGGCGCAAAGATTCCCCGTGCTAAACCAGATAAAGGTCGCAGACGCAAGCACGAGGACTTATATCTCCTTCATTTCCGCTCAATTGAAGGCGATAAAACCCCGTTTACTGGAGATCTCCACCATGATCTCGAGATTTTCCGCGTCCAACTCATTGATGTTGCTGGCTATCGACCTGGCCAGGATATCCTCGTCCCCGCTCCTATTCTTTCCGCTGTCGCTGAACGCTATGTGCGCGGCGGAGGATTCTATTCCTTCAATGCTGTCCTGCGAAATTTGGATTCCGCTACCTTCACTCCCGAATTTCACATGGACCATATGCTCAAATTGATTCGCGATTACACTCCTGACTTCCGCCTTCGCAAACTACGGAAGTACCTGTTCCAATTGTATATCAAGAATTTTCCCACTGCTTTTTCATGTATATCTAAGTTTACTAATACCTGGCGCTCAGACATGTTCAACTCTTTGTCCGACAAGATCAACCAAGCCGCCAAGGAAGTAGACCTCACTACACCACTTCAAAAAGCTATGGATAACCTCAACCCCGCTCCCTTTATGTCTAAAATCTCTGCTGGCACTCAAAAGCTAGTAGAAGACATAGATGTTTCCAAGCTCGCTACAAAATTCACTGATTCCATCACCGCTAAGATTCCTGACATGGGAAACAAACTCGGCCATTCAGCTGGCCAAGGCATTGTTTCCGGTGTTGTTGGAAAATTCAACGAACTTTTTAGCACATCTCTTACATCTATCCAGACTGCGTGGGCCAACCAACCCGCTATTGTAAAACGATTCATAATAATTGCTGGAGTTCTTTCCGTAATATCTCTCACCGCCTTTTTTGGCTATAAGCTTGTTATGTATTGTTTTCCCATAATGTTTGGCCCCACTTCCACTATCACCACCACCTCAGATGGAGGTGAAGAAATCCTCGAATCTTTTTCAAATTGGTTCGCTAATGTTTTCACTGACATTAAGTCCTTCACTCCCTTTTCTGGCTCATCTATGTTCGCAAGAATGAAAGATGCAATCACCATATTCACTTTCTTTGAAAAACTTTCTAACGCTGTCAAAGCTCTTCAAGTTATGATCACTTCCGTTGCTGATTGGGCTTGCACTAAAGTCACTGGATCCCCTTTCTTTGACTCAACTGCAAAGCTCCGTAACCTGTTTACCCGCATTGACAACCTTCTCACCTCTCTCGACCACGATTCCTATGTTACTCTCGAAGAACAAGAACAATTTTGTGATAACTATTCTGAATGCTCTGCTCTTGCAGACGGCATTTTTAAGTTAGACCCTACCCTTCACCTCAAAATGGTTTCTGTTCTCACTAACAAACAATCTTTGTACGACAAGTACCTTAAAAACACCAAAGCTGGAGAAACACGCCAAGAACCTGTCCTTTTATGGTTCCACGGCGCCCCCGGCGTCTCCAAGTCCAACTCTCTTGATGGTGTTTTTCAAGGTGTCTTCAATTGGCTCAAACGCAAGCATCCTGATGCGTTTGCTGACCTTAAAGAACCTATTTGGCGCTCCGGCCTTATAGGAACTCGTTCACTCGAAGACAAGTTTTGGAGCAATTACCAAGAAAATCCTTTCTTTTTAATGGACGACGTGTTCCAGATCACTGACCCACAGTCCATGGCTGCAGAAGCCTCTATACTTATTATGGCGAAACAACGCGCTCGTTTCCCTCTTACTTCTGCTGCAGTTTCCGATAAAGGAAAACTTTTCTTCAAGTCCAAAATTATTGCCTGTACATCTAACTATCCTGAATCCCTCTTTGCTACTGCTGTCCCTTCCATGCAGTGCGGCGGCGCTTTTCAGCGTCGTCGCGATTTTATCATTGAATTGACCAAGATCCCAAATGTTCCCGCTGGCCCAATGGGAACATTGCACCAATGGGATAATATCAATTTCAATGTTAAATATTGGGATTTTGCTACCGCCTCTCATCTTCCATTGTTTTCTAAGCCTGGATTACAAGGTCTTTCACATCTCATAGCTGCTGTTACTGACCGTTACATCGCTTACTATGAAACCCACAAACAAATGACCTCGTTTTCTATGGCCAATCACATGGATGAAATTATGTCTAATCTTGATCCGGAAACCACTCCCGCCCCACTCAAGATAAATAAGAAGCCCCTCATTCCTCCCGACGAAGCTCCTCTTATTGATTCTTGCGATGATTCTGATCAAGACGACGACATTATTCCCGTCTCTGTCCCTCCCATATCTTCCACTCTTCCTCCAACTATTGAACGTAGACCGGACCTTGAAGATGACCCCCCTCTCGTCCTTGACGATAAGTCTGTTCGAACTGACGAGTTGCCTCCCCCTCAACCTCCGTCAATGCTTGATTTCTTCCATCAGGCAGTCCGCTCAATACGTGAAAAACTTGACGCAGTGAAAGACGACCCTGCTCTTACTTACACTGTCGATGACGTCAAAGATCACTTTCCGAAAGGAAAAGTAGATTTAGACGCCACGTTTGAAGATGCTGAAGATGGAGCTGACCCTCCGCCTGACGACCCACCTCCCTCCCCCTCACTATCCACATCCACTCCGCCACCCAATGATCCCTCGCTCGAGGCAGCTCTCAAAAAGCTGGCCGAAACCAAGGCTACAACTGACACTAGTGACATGTTTTCCGTTATGTACACTCACGCTAAAGGTTTAGCCGCTCGCGTTGGCATACCTGGCGTATGGAAATTGCCTCTTGTACACTTCACCCGACCACACCCTCCTCCTCGATTTTACCAATGGGCTGCTTACGTAGCTCAGTATAATGCATTACTCCCTGCCGGCGCTCCACGCGTCACTCATGCACCCGGACAACAAGCCCCTGTTATCCCCGGAGTAAATCTCATCACTATACAAGAACTTGGTCATAATCTAGGACTTGAAGTTACTGAAACTGTACACTTTCACCACTTTTTACGCAAAAATCACTTCATTCATAGTCTCATTCCGAATCACCCCTCGATCATTTTAGCTTTATCAGTAGACATTCTTTCACGCAATTGTCCTAATGATGATTACTTAAATGATTATGATGCCTACCACGTTATGCGCTCCACCCCGTTCCATCATTTTGCTATTACCACCGGGATTATCCCAGATGATCTTCCCGTTATGTTAGACCACTTCTATGTTGAATGTGCTGGATGCCTCCATATGGGCATCGTTGAATCACTTTGTGATTATGTTCGACGAACAGTTGGAGGAGCTATCCCCCCAGTCCCCAGCTTTCCCGAGTACCCTCGTGATGCCCATTCAAATTGGTGGTGGATAGCTGATGTTGTGCTTTGTTTTGTTTTCTATATGACAGTATGGATTGTAATTCTCGAACTTGTTTTCGGAGCCATTCGATTATGCGTCTATAGCCTTAGGGCTTTAGGCGTTCTCTCTCCTGAACAAGCAGAATTCTTCTCCGATTCCGGCGATGTCGAGCTCACTAATCGACAAACAGCAGTGGCCGCTCATATTCGCAAGAATACTCGTCCTCCCACCACTGCCGTTAGCAATTCTAACACAACTACTACCACCTCCGATCACTCCACTGATATTAATAAGGCTGCTCACCGTCTAATGTCCAATTTATATCTTGTTGATTTTAACAAGCCCACCCCGGATGGAATGGCAACTACTTCGAATTTCTGCTATTTCCTAGGGCCCAACATGATGCTCCTCCCCCGACATTATCTCGCTAAAGCTCCCTTTGCCTCTATTACTATCTATCCCACTTACAAGCCCGGAAACACCGAACTTGAAACAATTTCCTGGAAAGATATCGTACACCTAGACTCTACTGCTCACCCCATAGCTAAGAAATTAGCTAGACGAGATCTTACTGTGCTTTACGTTCCAGGACTACGTTTCATGAAGAAAGACCTTTTCCGCATGCTACCTCGTGAGCTTGATTTAGGCCAATTTCAAAACTACCATGGCGTTGAACGCCTCGGTTTTGATTGCACTCAAGGCCCTCTTACCATCTCACGAACCTCCACTGCCGCTTCACCCAAGCTATTTGGTCTCACACAAGACAAAATAGTTACCACTACCACAATTGGAGTTAACATTTATGATTATTTCCGTGTTCGTGGAATCACTGGAGGCCCTGGTGTGTGCATGTCCCCATATGTACCGCTTAACCCCTCCAACGATTTCAAGATCATGGGATTTCATGTTGCCTCTGACAATCCTTCCGTTTCATCAGTATTTTCTCCGTTCACTAGAGAAGATTACATTGAATGTAATGAGGCTTTTAAACCATCCGTATCTGACATCATCTCCTATGTTCCAATAGAAGATGAAGTCGGGTATCAAAGTGACACAGCTCCTGTGCGTTTCACCGAAACACTTGATACCTACCTTGATATGAAAGTCCACTACACTATCGATCGGAAAGCGTCTATGTCCCCCAAGACGTCTCTGATTGAAACGATTGTCTCCAAAGGCATTCCTTCCCACCCCCCTCCTTTTCCTCCTGATGACGCCCCAGCTGCCCTCACAGCACGCGCCAAAGAATTGTCCCTTCGTAAATTGCAAGGAAAAGTCCTGTATTATGATAGTACTGTGTTTTCCGACGACCGCGTATTTGAAGGTTCGTTCCCTCCTCACCTCACCAAGGACTTCTGCATCCGCTTTATGTCCCTCGAACAGACCATCAATGGCATCAAAGCCACTCGTCTACACAGCACTGATCTCACCAAAGCATCAGGCTTTCCCTATAATTTATTTTCCATTTCTAAAAAGTCTCTCATCAAGCGAGACCACTCCGTTTCCAACATTTGTGTCCCTTCCTGGTATAACGACCCAAGTTTACCATCTTCAGTTCCTCCCACTAGCTTCTTTTCGGATCGCAATGAAAAAGGTCTATGGGTTCATCCTGAAGTACAACGACACTTTTATTGGTTCCATCATTGGTCCCGACTTGGGATGACCCCCCTTGCCATCTATACGTTTTTCCTAAAAGACGAACTCCGCCCCATTGATCGAGTTAAAAAAGAGTATTCTCGTTACATTAACGCTGGACAGATTGCTCATTTCTGTTTTTGCCGTTCCGTGATGGGATTTTACACTGATCAACTCGAATCCAACCTTGATGATTCTATTCAACTTGGAATCAACCCGTTCTCCCCCCAATGGGCTCGCCTGTTTCGCAGGTTAGCCTCCAAATGTCCCGCCGAACCCCGATTCGTGCTCCATGACGTATCTGGTTGGGACATTCGTTTCCAAGTTAATTATTTCGCCAAGTATATTTACCGTTTTCGTTCTTTTTTCTCTCTCGACATGACCAGTCCTCACGATAGAGCTTGGTACAATTCCCTTAAAACTGTATACATCTCTACCTTAATGCCTCTTGTTCTCATAGGAGATAAAATTATTGCGATGCGCGTCATGCCTTCCGGCGGCGAACGCACCTCTCAATTTAACTCCACAGCCAACGATGCCGAGCACCGGCAAATTTGGTACTGGCATCAGGACCATGTTCATTTCAACGTAAAAAACGAACTCGCCATCTTTGGTGATGATTCTATCCTGTCAGGCCCCTTTGACAGTGAATACAATGGAGTCACGATTGGAGAAGTCCGCAAGGCCATTTTCAATCATGATTGCACAGAATCAACCAAGGATGAGACCCTCGTCCCCTATCAACCAACAAGTAACGCGATGTTCCTGTCGCGTGGTTTCCGTGAGGAAAAAGGCCTTATTCTCGCCCCTTTAAAGATTAATTCCATCCAGGCAATGTGCCGTTACATTATGAAGCCCACTGATAAGAGCGTCCCAGCTCAAACAGCTCTCAATATTCATATTGCTCTTAACGAATTTGCCCTTCATGGAAAAGAAGTCTTTGATAAAGCCCTTTCCGAACTCCAACCGTTCCTCCTGTATCTAGGTCCCGAATATAGATACCCCCATACTTACGAGTCGATATGGCCCATCATAGCCGACATGTATTCTGGGGAGCTCCCAGCAACTGAATTTAAAATTCAGTTCTTCCGTTCCTAAAAACGCCCCTAGTCAGCGGTGACTATAAACACCTACCCTGGTTTGGTCCTGCCTGGAGACCTTCCGTGAGCCTAGTTGGCCGCTATACATGAAAAACCACGCGTTTCCCAGAAAATCATATGTATAGTGAAGTCTAATCTCACAAAAATATTTTCTTCGAGTATTAAGGTCTGACCCAGCCTTCTTACAATCGTCCATGAGTCTCTATTTCATCTACCGCATCTACTACCGCCGTCGTCCCAGTTGGCGACACTCAAGAACCAATTTCAATTGGTACATCAGGAACAACGAACTTCTCCGAAGCCTCCAATGTTCTAGAAATTTCGGCCCCCCCGAATAATCGTCCCATCGCGGACCCCTATCCTGATACAACACCTTTGTTGATGTTGAATCGTTCTTACAACGTGTCCTCCACAACCTGGACGGCCGGCATGACTCCCATCGTTATTTCCTTACCTGGAGCATTAGTAACTATCCCTACGATAGCTAATATCCTGAAAAGGTACCGATTTTTGCGTTCCGACGTATCAATCGAGATAAAGCTCAACTCCACCCCTTTCCACCAAGGAGCTCTTATCGCTGCTTGGCTTCCGTGCAATACCGCTCTCCCTGGCACAACTCCATCCAAGCTCCCCTTCTACCTTTCAGGCATAGATAACCATGTTGTTATTAATGCTTCGACCCAAGATTCCGTGAAGATGACCATCCCATGGCTCTGCCCCCTTGATTGGTACGACTCCCAGTACATGGCCACAACCACTTCGGCAATCATCGGCAGCCTCTACATCTACGAACTCAACGCCCTGGTAGCCACCTCAGCTGGCCAGGCAGCGTCTATTCCTGTTAATGTTTTTGCTTCTTTCATTAACCCTCGTGTAACCGGATTCACCTCCGACATGAATGCTCCCAATACAGAAGCCAAGACACGCGCAAGCTCTGGTCTTGACGCTAAACCCGTCGTATCAGCAGTGTCTAAAATTTTGCGCAAAGTCCCCGTGATAGGTTCCGCCTATGGAATGGTTGCCGACGCTGTTAACGCATTCGCCGGTGATCTGTCCAAACCTATCATTCAAACTGCCCCAGTCCCCTACTTTGGAGATTCCAATGTAAACTACAACCAGGCTGATGGCCTCACTGTTGCTAAAGAGCTCACTTTGTATCATAACTCTCAATTGCATACCTCACCCACTTTTGAAGGCATGCAGACCCAACATATGACACTTAGTGAGATGGCCCAACGACCCATGCTATATGCAATGTCCACCCTTTCCCCAAGTAACACATCCATCAACATCCCCGTAGTAGTTAACACAAACTATCTCTCCACTCCCGCTTACCTTGTTAATCCTATAGGTGATTGGCTTGCTTTTTGTGCGCGATCACATAAGTATTGGCGCGGAAGTATAAAATATTTGATTCACGTCAATGTCCCTTCTTTCTACTCCTTCCGCCTCCGTGCCACTCTTCGCTACAAAAATTCCTATACCAATCTTGGAGACCTCCAGTCCACGGTTTACGATATAAAAGGCGAAACATTTATACCCATTTCTGTCCCTTACCTCTACGCCACTATGTATCGCCAACCAGCTAGTGAATTTTTGGGAGCCCTGCACCCTTGGCTCTCTCTCACTATGGAAACTCCAATCATCGGATCCACGTCCCTTGGTACCCCATTCGCTTATATTAACATTTATCGCTCCGGCGGTGAAGACACCCAATTCGCGCAGTTATGCACGCTATCCGGTGCTGTTTCTCCTCTCGCTACTGCTGAACCCCCTACCGCTACATCTGATTGTTCACCATTCCAAGAGTTCAAGAAACCCTTCAAGACCCTCATTGAAGGGGTTTCCCAAGCCATAGAGTCCCGCTACACTATGGCTGAAACCACCGGGACAGTTGCTGACTGCATGAAACGTCCCTCCCAATTCACCCCCACGTCCACGTACACCCCCCTTATATGGACTCCCGGACCAGCCAATGCAAATTACAAGGCACAAGCTGGGCAACCTTTCAACTATTTCGCGTCGGTCTTCGCGTTTCGACGCGGCGGAATAGTGTGGGGCAAGACCCAAGAAACGTTCCTAGTCAATAAGTGTTCGCTATCAGGCACCTCCGCTAGCACATCTATTGGCGATGGAATGTTTTTCTCCCACGACCAGGACGCCTACTTTACCCCAAATCAAGATTCGGTCGTGGTTCCGTACTTCGCAAATGTCCCTTGGATACCTAATGAAGTACCTGGATATAACTACAGCTCAGAACTCCGAACTGATAACCAAAACAGTTTCGCTCCCTCACGCCTTAAAAGTACTTGGCTCATCGATGGATTTACAATGATATCTGCCGCAGACGATGCATTGTTTCTCTTCCCTGTCCCCAACTTCCCCTACTATTTTGGCACAACGGATTTCTCCGCTGGATTTATTCCTGGCCCATAAGACCCCGTCCCCGCCTTTCACTAGTTCTTGGGCAAGCTGAAGAACTATTTTTGTGCTTGATCAGTCAGCGCTGATGTCAGAAGCATTTTCTACAATAACCTAAAATTGTACTAGCAAACATAAAGACAATTTGAAGTCTATCCACCCCCCGAGTTGGAGACCACTTTATATTGCCGCAACTGGCTTTAGGACCAGAACCCCATACTGCACACTGTGTATGGGGTGACCTTCTCTGCGTTTGGTTTTGCAAAATACAGC